GCGCAAATGCTACCATCATACTTACATCATTGGGGTTCATTCTCTTTGTACCTCTTAATAGTGTTTATTAATTGAGCAGTCCAATTATCCCGATGTTCAATAAACACTTGAGGTGCTGGTGAATCGTCACATGCGATAATTGTGACCAACTGTGTGATCGGCGTTGATGTACGCTCTTCCCACATAATAGCATATGAAGACTCTTGTATGAAATAGTTAGTTATCCATTTCGTCTCCTTCTGCTTCTTTGATGTCTTCCAATCGATAATTGAAATAACACCATCCCACTCTGCTACCAGATCAACACGACCTGCTAATTCAAGGTGGTCTGAGTACAGAGCAACTTCTTGCCCATATACAGTTCCGAGTCTTTCTTCAAGTACAGGTTTGATCTTAGAAACCGCTTGAGTTATATGTGGCATATAACCTTTAGCATAATCAGGATCATTATTAACATACTTCTCTAAGCATTCGTGCACATCGGTACCACGATTAGATGCCTGGAAACCTATCTTAGCTGCTTCTTCAGCACCTACACGAGCCTTCCATGCATCAATTCCTGCTTTGGATAATATAGATAATACGGTTGTTACAGAGGGATAATTAATTCCTGCAGGAGTAGCATACGTCCTACCAGATTCTAATGTTTCCGCAACTAGGTCTGTGTATCCTAAATCAACGGTCTTGTGCTGAAAGTTTTGTTTCATAATCAATATACTTCATCTTATATTTAGTTGAAGCTCTCTGCTTTAGGGAGCTATCTTCACGTTGCTCTGATTTGAATTTATCCTTCCTTTTATTGGAAGCTTCAAACCTTTTAAACTTTGCCATCTTTTATCATTCTCTTAGTTATATTATACATTAAATGCTATCGTATGTCCACTGGTTATTTTGCTATTTATAAATTAAGGTTGTTTAGATCGCTGTCTCATTTCCTTAGTCATAATATAATCTCTCACAAGACCAGATCTTACGATGTCTGTCCATTCGAATTCAATAACACTAAACTTCTTTAGCTCGCGTAATATATCAAGAAAATCAATAATGCCTTCTTTCTCATCGCGATACTTTAAGTCAGACTGATAGTAGTCACCACACATGATGAACTTACAATCACGACCGACACGCGTTATTACTGTATCTAATTCATGGCCTGTCATATTTTGCATTTCATCAACAATTATAATTGCATTGTTAATAGTAATGCCACGAATAAATGACGTAGACATGAACTCTACTGTGTGCTGCTCAACTAACCTTTCCCAAGCATCACCTTCTCGTGGTAGAAGTTCTCTGCATATAGATCTATATGGACCTGTGTATGCATCCTTCTTCTCATCTTCATCTCCCGGTAGGAAACCTATATCTCTTGTAGGTACAATAGACCTTACAATAATAACCTTCTCGTAGGGCGATTCCCTATCAAGAACCTCTTCTAAGGCAAGTGCCATGGCAATGAATGTTTTACCTGTACCTGCCGAACCGTTTAAAACTAAATTATAACCCTCATTATATCTTTCAAATACTTCTCGCTGTGTGTCTGTCATTGGTTCTATAGTGGCGAGATGCTCTAACTTCAGTTTAATCGCTTTTTTAATTGTCATTATGCGTCAATGTTACCTAATGGATTATTCTTCTTAATTGTTTTTAAGGTATCCTTCCAACCATCATCAGTCTTTGAAAGGATCCCACCAGTACCGTTCTTCATTAAAGCAGGAGCACCTACCCTAATATAAACATGACTCCCTCTACATGATGGACACGTAGAGGGATCATTTCTTTCTGCTATCTTACGAATTTTTGTAAATACATCTTTACAATCATCACACTTATAATCATATATTGGCATTGTACGTCACGCTACTTCCATTGTTATATCCATGATCTTCGACTCTAAATATTCCCGTTTTCTTTTTATCTTATACATTAACATTGTGTTACCTTTCTTCTCCAAGTGCTTCTCATAATGATTTAATTCACGTGAGTCTTTTCTTAATCGTTCAAGGTGCGTTGGTGACATAAGCGTCTCCTGTTAGTTTTAGTAGGAAATTGGTATAGAAGAGCCTCCGTATGGTTATTGTTATTAATATTTATAAATTAGTAATTATTACTGAAATCCGAAATACATTCAATCAGATTCCTACAGCGCTTCTTAATCAGGTAATTCATAGTACCTGACCCATCAGGCTTACTTTTAGAATTCCATCCACTTAGGATCTCGGAGATTACTTCTTTAGGAGATTCATTGAGATCAATAAGAACTTTATTACGTTGATAATTGCGCTGTGCATCTTCAGGCATAAGAGTCATATCACGCCATTCTTCAATCTTCTTCTTAGTCATTGGAGATTGACGAACACCGGTAACAAATGTATCATCAGGCGATAATATATTAGGAACACCATCAGACGAATCACCCTTACAGATATGCTCATGTAGATCGAACTTATCTTCTTGGAGAATCAACTTCTTAGCCATTGGACTGAACTGCTGGATATTAGAATTACCAGCCTGCAGCTGAAGGAAATCTTTATCAGAGGAAACAATCATCACATCTTCATGCTGACCGAATTCAGTAGTAGATAAAGCAATATGAGCAATAGTATCATCAGCCTCACAAGTATGAACCGTCATAACATACCATGGCATGTATTCTTTAATCTCTTCTGTAACTAGGTTAATGATACGAAAGGCCTCAGCCCAATCGATATCAGAAGCTTGCCTAGAGGTCTTACGCTTGAACTTATATTGAGGGTAATATTCTTTACGCCAATTTTTATATCCTTCAGTACATATAACCATAGCTCCATACTTATCACGGAACTTCTTATTATACATTCTAATAGAGTTAAGAATAACATGGCGAATGATATCCTCTTTAATCTCTAACCTTTGCTGCACGATTGAACCAATTGCGATTCCACTAAAATCTAATAATATAATATGCCTTCTCCAATTTATTACTGTTAATCATAAATAATCATCATCTTCAAGGTCTGCCATAAACAGAGATAATTGATCTAAAATATCATGTGTGAAATGAGGTATTCCCTCAACTCTACTTAATGAGCCACATAACATATTAATAACTACGGTTAGGTCACCAACCATCTGATCAGTATCTACAGAATATCCATCTAGGACTAATTGTTCTATAATCATATCTGTCATATACTGTATATACTCTTCAAGGTTATCCATCGCAGCATGCATTTCATTATGCTTATTTAAATGCTTATTCTGCTTGATACCTGGAAACTTAATAACATTATTTTTACTCATATTATCTTTACTCATAACATATTATACCATATTTTAGGCCAAAGGGCAACACTTATTACAATTGAATTTTCGTTAAATGAGATCTTCTACAGCGAGCCATAATCCATCCATTGTAGTATTCATCAGATAATAATACATCATATTGGAATTGTAATTTAGCTTCAAAGTATGTACACTCCGATTTTGTTAAACATAATCTTATTATCTCTCGCTTGAAAGTTGTACCGCTATGACGCTCTTCATTGAGGGTTTCATTAGATCCATAGTAGGATTTCCAATCAGACTCGCCAAGGTATTTCTTTTTCTTACCTTTAACCTGCCTTGTTTTTCTTGACCAGAATAACTTCTTTCCAATGTATTTCTTACCATTCGATTCATTGGTAATTATATATACAAATCCATACACATCCTTGTGAGTAGACTCCCCAAGATCATACTCACTACCGTTATACGTCCAGCTCATCATCGTCATCTAATGGATCAGTTGGTGGTGATTCATAAATAGGCTTACTACAATACGGGCAATAATTAGGTTCAATGTCTAGATCATCGTCATCAGTGATATCATACTCAGTATCACATTCTGTGCATATTAAATTATATTTCATAGACTAAGATCCATAATTGATTGTCGAACTTGCACTGCGGTTCTTAGTTCATCGAATCCACCAATGCTTCTATTGTTCATTTTGATTTGTGGGAAAGATAAGGGGTTATTGAATTCCCTGCTGAAATCCTCAAGACTATAATCCTTATCTAATACTAGCTTCTTATATTCTAAACCCTTAGCTTCGCATAAATTGACTGCTGCGATACAGTAGGAACAAGGTGGGTTATCCCTTGCATAAATTTCAATCATAGACTTAATCCTTTTAATGTGTCTGCGTCGACGTCCTGTTTAACTCCTCCAATTACATATGAGGAAATTTCTACTTCTTGTGGAGCTACTTGTACTTGAGATCCAGAGATCCACTTCTCTGTCCATGGTAATGGATTAGCCATCGCTACATGGTATGGAGATATATATCCTAAAGTTTTCATACGCTTTGAAGCAATCCATTCAACATAAGACTTTAGAATAACATCATTCAAACCAATCATCGATCCATCTTTGAATAAGTAATCTACCCATTCTTTCTCTTGATCGATTGCTGATATGAACATCGATTCTACTTCATCATGGCACTCTTCTTGTATCTTAATAAAATCAGGATCTTCTTTTAATAGATTACGGATGATCTGAGTAGATGCAGATAAGTGTAAGTTCTCATCACGAGCAATTAGCTTAATGATCTTAGCATTACCTTCCATCTTCTTTAACTCGGCAAATGCCCAAGAACAAGCAAAGGATACGTAAAACCGTATTCCTTCTAATATGTATATAGAATGTAAACACAACCAAAGAGCCTTTTTCTGTTCATAGCGATCAACATGCCCACCACTTGCTACTGCAGCATTGATAGCAATTAGATCATCATAATACTTTGATACATTGTCTGCACAATCTAATATTTCTGAGATACTATTGATCTCATCAAACACTAGGCTGGGGTTAGGATATATGTTACGAATAATATGTGTATATGAGCGAGAATGAATAGTCTCAAAGAACGCCCATGTTTCTACTAGCACTTCTAGTTCGGGTAATGAACAAATTGGCAATAACGCCAAGTTAGGTGACCTACCCTGAACACTATCAAGGAGGATTTGTCTTTTTAAATTAGCCGTGAATATATGTTGCTCATGTGTAGTGAGATCACGGAATTCAGCTTTATCTTTAGTTACATCAATTTCATTAGGGCGCCAAAAGAACCCTAACATTTTGTCGGATAACTTTTCGTATGTTGGGTATTTCACTTCATCATAACGAG